ACCTAATGGAATGAAAATGTTCGTAAGAACACCGATTTCCACAGCTATGGAAGGTGACTTTGATACTGGAAACGTAAGATACAAAGCTAGAGAAAGATACGTATTTGGCGTATCTGACTTCAGAGGTATCTTTGGAACACCAGGCGTTTAATCATTAAATAATTAAATTAAAAGGGGGCTGTAAAGCCCCCTTTTTTTATGATAGAAAGATATAGCAACCATGAAAAACTTCCGTGTACAAATCAGAGCATATGGCTATTACGCAGACTTCGAAATGATGTCTAGCGATAACAGCGAAGCTTTTAACGATGCCCTAGTTGACAAGCTAGGAAAAAATGATATAAAATGGGAGAAAGATGGATTTAGTAGTTCATCTAAAATATGGATAACCTATGAGGAGGTTATAAATGCAAACGCAAGTAAGGGACCTTTACAAAGCGAAGAGAGGTCTAGAGACAGAATGGGCGGTGCATCAGCGTGATAATCAAAGATACACGTTGGACATGGTCAGGATTGACAAAAAAATTAGAGAAGTTGTTAATCTGATTAAGGAAGAAGAAGCTAAAATAGCTACTCTTTCTGGTAAGATTGAAGATGCTGCACCCGAAGTTTCAGTAGCTACTTAATAAAACGCTACATCGCTGAAATCGTACTTTCTTATAAGGCTCTCTTGCACTTCTTAAAAATCTACTATATATCTTAATCACTATACAATTAATTAGAACATAGACGCGGTATAGTCGACGGCCTAGAGACTATGTTCGGAAACTAGGAGGATATAATTATGGCAAATACAACGTTCAATGGTCCGGTCCGTTCAGAGAATGGATTTGAATCAATAACAAAAGATGCATCAACAGGTGTAGCAACTAAGCACGCTGATCTTCACCAAAGTACAGGTGGAAACTCAGTAACTGCAGACGCTGCTAAAAAAGCCGGTGCATTATTAATCAATAGTATCGCAACAACAGGCTTTGTAATGAAAACTTACCAAGCAACTGTAACTGTAGCGAACGGAGGAACAACAGGTGATGAGGCAGCTATTGGCTACCCATCAAACTTTATACCTATGTACTGTTGCATTAGAAATAACGCAGTAACAACAAGTGGTGCAAACATCACAGATGTTGGAACAGCGGGTGATCCTAATGCATACGTAGATGGTGCTGTGTTAGCAACTTCGGCTGCAGGTGCTGCTCAAATTTTTGCTTGCAATGGCGTAGCAGGAATTGGTTCAGGCGGTTCAGGTACAACAGCTGGGATTCCATTAACACCTGATGAAATCAGAGTGACAATGGTAGATCCAGGTCTAACAGGAGCTAGTATAACAGTGACATTCATCGGAATGTCCTTTACAGAAACTTTAGACTTAGCGTAATATAATACCGTGGGTGGGAAATTTTGAGACTTTTTGATCTCAATACCCACCCGCACTAACAGGAGAAAATATGTATCAAACTGATATAGCGAACACAAACGTAACTACTGAAAATAAAATTGTTATTGCGGGAAGAGCAAGAGCTTATGGTATTGTATTAAATACTACAGGAACTGGAGGAGACTTTCATTTAAGAGATGGCGGTGCTGCAGGAACTGTAAAATTTAAATACAAAACTACAGGCACAGCTTCAGGCGCATCACCTTTAGTAATTAATTTTCCACAACCAATTTTGTTTACTACAAATTTGTGTGTGGCGTTTGTAACGGAACATGTAACTGTTTGCTCTATATTTCATAGTGGCGGAAATAATACGTAGGAGGCTAAATTATGCCAAATACTACTTCAGGCACTAATGTTTTTGAGAAAACATTTTATATAGATGAGATAATTGAAGAGTCTTATAATCGAATAGGACAATTCGATATGAGCGGCTATAATCTAAAAACTGCTCGAAGATCTTTAAATATTTTATTTTCTGAATGGGGAAATAGAGGTCTTCATTATTGGGAAGTAGCAAATACAAATATCACTTTGGTAAATGGAACTAGCGAATATGTTTTGTTTAGATCCACGGGCGACGGTAATTCAAACGGCGTAACTACTACGTTATCCGCAGCCATTACTACTACATCACAAACCACAGGAATTACACTAGCTTCAAAAACAGGAATGCCAACTTCAGGTACAATTAATGTTGGTTCTGAAAATATTAGTTACACAGGATTTAATAGTTTAGAATTAACAGGAGTTGCAAGAGGCGCTAATGGAACAACAGCTGCCACTCACAGTAACGGAGCAGCCGTTACTAATTTTGTAAATGGAGCTGCAGAGATTTTAGAAATGTCTTACAGAAACTCTTCTAATGTTGATTCACCTTTAGAAAAAATATCAAGATCTCAATATCAAGCTTTATCTAATAAAACTTCTACAGGTCAGCCATCACAATATTATGTGCAAAGATTAATAGATAGAGTTATTATAAGACTATATTTAACACCTGGTTCTACTGAAAATGGAAACGTAATTAATTTTTGGTATGAACAAAGAATACAAGATTCAGGAGCTTACACAAATGCAACAAATGTTCCTTATAGATTTGTTCCATGTATGTGTGCAGGTTTAGCTTATTATTTAAGTTTAAAATATGCGCCTGAAAAAACACAAAATTTAAAACTATTATACGAGGATGAGTTGAGTAGAGCTTTAGAAGAAGATGGTTCGTCTACAAGTACGTACATTTCTCCTAAAACTTATTACCCAACAACTTAATTATGAGTAATTTATCAAAAGGAAAATACGCATTATTTATTTCAGATCGATCAGGATTAGCTTTTCCTTATCGAGAAATGGTAAGAGAATGGAATGGTGCTAGAGTTCACACTTCTGAGTTTGAACCTAAACAACCACAATTAGAGCCTAAACCTTACACTGCAGATCCTCAAGGTTTACCTCATCCAAGACCTGCTAGAGTAGAACCTGCAACTGTAGATTTTTTAAACGATAATCCTTTTACAACAATTGGGTCTTCAACTTTAGTTACGGTAGCCCAAACAAACAGCACAATGTTAACAGATGATGCTGTAAGATTTCAAGAAGTTAAAAATCCGGTTGGAGGAGTTACAACAAACACTTTACAATTAGGCACAACTTTAAATGGAGATATTACAACAACAGCCAATACAATAATTTTAAATGACTCCTCTATTTTTCCAACTTCAGGATTTGTTGTTATTGAAAAAGTTCACGCTCAAGACGGTACAATTGATGCTGGAAGAATTGAAGATGAAACTATTCAATACACAGGAGTTTCAGGAAATAGTTTAACTGGATGTGTGAGAGGAACAGCTGCACCTTTTAGAGGGGTTGTACCTCCTAATACCATAGCTAGAACTCATTCAAGTGGAGCTAAAGTTTTTGGAAGTTATAAAATTACAATGATTGAGACATCTGTGCCTTATACAGGTCAGCCAGCAACTTTACCTAGAACGGATAGTTTTACCTTTAATTTAAAATCTAACGCAACATCAACGGATACAGGAGGCGGTCTTGAAGTTTTAGTAGGACCTGTTAATGTAAGAGCATGACATACGATGAATTAAAAACAAAAATCAGAGATTATACAGAAGTTAGTTCAACAGTATTTACTGACACTATTCTGGATGGTTTTATTAATGACGCTGAATTTAGACTTTTAAGAGATGTGGATTCTGATAATAATAGATTTTACGCTACAGCTACTTTAACTGTAAATCAGAGATATGTTCAAACTCCTGATGATCTTTTAATAGTCAGATCTGCCCAAATTATAGATTCGAGTGGTGTAGGAGCAGGTACTGAAAGAGACTTCTTAGACTACAGAGACACCAATTTTATGGCAGAATATAACAAATCTGATGCTACAGGAGTTCCAAAATACTATAGCTACTGGGATGAAGAGCATTTGGTTTTTGCCCCGGTCCCTAATGCTACATACACAATTCAGTTAAATTATATCTTGAAACCCCAAGGATTATCTAGTACAAATGCTACTACATACCTGAGTCAAAAATTTCCCAACGGCTTATTGTATGCTTGCCTAGTAGAGGCATATGGATTTTTGAAAGGTCCACTTGACATGCTC